CATCTTTGAGTTGAACAACCAGAGACCTGACCTCTACACCTTTGAGATTGGTAATCTGGAAGTTGGGGAGGTCTTGCTCTCTTACAACTTTGAACACGAGAAGCAAAAGAAGCATGCGAAGTATCAACCTCTTTTAGCTTTCATAGCTAGCAAAATTGATGTTCAGATCAACTTCAATGTTATAGGAGTGGATCTTACTGACCCGGAATGGCCAGATGCTTTGCCTAAGCTGCCTCCGCTCCATTTTAAAATGCTCAGCTCATTCATAGACAACCTTAGGTACATACACTCAAACAGCAACTTTGCTAGTTATCGAAGTGACACGTCCGAGTTCTTGGCCTTAGACAAGTTCAGATTTGAGCTTTCGAAGACCGACCTGCCATCTGTCTTTTCCAGAATGTCTGGTGGGGATGTGACCCTTGAGGATCTTGTAGAGAGGATTGAAGGCAAAGGCATAGAACAGCTGTCAGATGAAGACTACCTGGAGCTATTAGCTGACGGCATCATCCATGGGAAGATACAACCCAGACCAGCTCCACACCCTGAGCCTAGCTCTGCCACTGATCTTAAGAGCTCCTGGAAAGAGTTTTCCACGAAACCTAAGACAACTGACAAATTGCCAAGGATTTTACAACTTGGGTCTCCGGCAGAGTTCATTGAAACCAATGTGAGTTTTGAGCAGATAGTACAAGAGCTTAGAGCAACCAGCCACCATGGTGGTTATCTAGACATGATAAAGGCCTTTTTACAACACTCTGATCCTGATGAGAACAGGACAGTCAAGCTTTCACTATCGGATGACCAGCTTCAGAAAGAGCAGATGGAAGGTCCAGGTAGGAAATCCCTCTTACGTAAGCTTGGACTGAAGCAAGAGAGAAAGCCGCCGACTCACATATCTATCTCACAGGATCATGAAATACAGCTTGAACAGTTGATTCAAACCATAGAGGACACTTCAACTGGGGTCAGTCTGCGAGATCCCACCTTCCCGGCTCCTGAAACGCCTGGTTCAGTTATGGAGACAACTATGAATCAACTTTATGAACTACACACTCAGAGTCCTCATGCTGGGCTAGCTAAGTTCTACCAGAGGTTTTCTCAGGAAATTGTTATAAATAGCATGAGGCGAAGGAAGAACAGACAATATGTCATCTGTGGAACAGGGTTCAGAGGAATCTTCTGCCTGATAGCACCAGGTGCTCAATTAAGGACCGAATCCAACACAGAGTTTGTTAAAATAGTCTCATTCGCGAGACCTATAATAAACCCTCTATCTGCACCATGGTTGCCTGTCGGCGACCACTGGGAGTCAGAATGGTTATCTGTTGACACCGACAGGTTAAAACACTGGTCTAGGTCTTTTGATCGCACTTTAATCTCTAGTGTTGCTTGTGCAGAGCGGCTAGTTGAGCCCGGGTTGTCACTGCAAGGAGCTTGTCGATCCGAAATAAAAACAGGGAACTACCAGCTAATGGTGTTGACATACTTAGAGGATAAACAATTGACTTCACTCACAAACCAAACCATAAGATACCTTTGGATGAAAGCCTTGGGTGATAAGCAATTTTCTGGAATCATGAAGAAATTCCCAAGTAGAGTTGGGTCCGTGATACAATCGACAATGCTGCAGCGGGCATACAAAGCTGTTCTCATCCTTGCAACAAACAATTTGGCAGATTTTATTAGTATATCCAAAGCCAGACAGGATGACCAAACTGGTGCTTATGATGAGACAACAACAGGCATTGTTGGGAAGTTGCCTAGATTGATAACAAAAGGTGGCTTTGTTCCTATTGCTTACAATCTTAATGAGATCTATTGGTGTATGATGTACAACAAGGATAGACAGAATCCAGCCCAAGATGCCTTAAGTATCCTTGACAAGGTACTCAAGGAAGAGGAGAAATATGACGAGGAGATTGCCAGAAGGAAGACCCCAACTAGCAAGCTGTCATACATTATGGGAAACACGACAGTTTCTCAGGACATATCTCACATTAAGTCGTCCAGTCCAGAAAGCCATTATTTTTCCCGCAGGGCAGTTCAAGTTGGCATGAGGCTTCAAGCTCGGCATCCTGACAATGTTGCACCTGACAACTCATGGAGGACTCACTCAAGGATCAATCAAATCCTCTCAAAGAACCTTAGTGAGTTTGCTACTTTCAAAGCATCTGTCAAGACAATTTGTCATCGCATGGACAACAAAGACCTAAAAGCATTAGAGGAAGTAGGGAAGAGGACAAAAGCAGTTGAACTTGTTGCTGAGATTGTTAGAGACGAAAAGTTAACTCAGGCTTTCCAGGTTGCCATGACTTTTTCCGGTGAGGGTAACAGAGACTTTGACGTCATGATCCAGATTTTTAAGAAGGGGCAGATTGGTGGTATTCGGGAAATCATGATACTGTACATTAAAGCCAGGATTCTGTTCAATATAGTGGAGGAAGTTTGCAGGTTGCTGTCTAAGTCAGACAAGAGAGAAATTTTGACTAAGGGTAAGGACAAGAGGCTCATGATGAGAGGGGATTATGAGGAGGTTCTTTCACTATTCGAAAAGGGTGCTCCAGTGCAAATGGTCAAGAACTCATATGACATGACAACCTGGGCACAAAAGTACATTCCAACTATTTTCTGTAGCATATATACAGATTTATTTAAGGACATGCCCCATATGAAGAATTTGGCCTACTTCATATTTTTGAAGCACACCAATAAGATGATTGAATATCCAAGGAAACTCACTGAAATGTGGATGAAACATCCAGAAGAGAAACATGATCAAAGATGGCTTCAAAAGGCGAAGGATAAGTTCTTGTCTGATGGGGTGCCGTATTTCCGGAATCATTCAAACATGTGCCAAGGGATTCCCCACTACAACTCAACTGTTTTGGCACTGTCATGTCAAAGCTTAAGAGACAAATTGTTTGAGGTTTGCTTGAAGCAGCTGGATCAGGAATGCAGGATAAGATGGAAGACCCGGGTCGGGTCTGATGATAAGGGGGACATGATTGGGATTGACATGAGCTACCCTGAGGCATATGCACAGTACATGCTGTTTGAA